GATTACATATTTCTTTTAATAGATGGTGATTACTCCAACCTTTAGAATTATTGTAATTTTCATCTCCATACTTCTCTAATTTTTTATTTTTTATTTTTCCTTTTACATCGTCTCTTTTAAATGCATTATTTTCTGACATACTCTTTTTTAGTTGTTCACTAATAGTTTGAGCATGGGGATATAATTCTTTATATTCTTTTAAACTTATATTTGGATGTTTAAATTTTAAGTGAAGTGGTGCTATACTTTTTACCATAGTTCCACAAATCTTACACTCTATCTTATCATTTATATGATCGGCAGCCCCTCCCTCGGTCAATAATTTCTTTACGATTCTTTCAAATATTAAAAACTCTTTTAGCGATTTTTGGGTAAATTTATTTTTAAGCATTTCAGCTATTTTTGGATCGTACCAACCAAATATTCCTTTAAAAAGTTCTTTGTATTTTTCAGGATTTTTTGTAGAAGACAGCGCGGTTCTTATAGAAGTGCCGCTCATCTCTCCGTAACCGGGTACGTTCAAAGATACGTTTGGAGCAACAACTAAATATCCATGATCTACGTATCCCTTTAAATCGTTTTCGTTTCCTTTATACGGTTTAAAGTAAGATTCTGTACCGTCTTTTTTTTGTTTCATTGAAAACCTAGGATCTTCTTTCATGTCCTTTTCTCCCACCATGAAAACTACGGCGGTAGTCTTTGGATCGTATTTGGAAGTTACTTCTTCCGCTTTATACGGATTTTTTACCATAACTAAGTTTGCACCGTATCCGTACTTAGATATTATTTGTTTTTTATCTTCAAAAGACAGGGGACTTTTTGGTAATTCAACTTTATTAGACGTAGCTATGTACGTATTTTTATCTCCAAACTTTGATTGTAGCCACTTAAACGCAGCTGCGTGGTGCCTTGAAAACGGCTGGAAACGTCCTGGAAAAATTGCCACTATTGTATTTATAGTATTAAATTCCATTATTTTTGTATTTACAATTATCGAAGTGGTATCTCTTCATACTATTTATTCCTCCTAAACTACCACAATGTGGACATTCACTTATTTTTTGTTTTTTACCTAATAAAGCTAAATTAGATTTTCCTTTTAGACTACTACTTATTTTTTTAAATATAATATATTTTTCTTTACTAGTTCTTTTGCCCCAAACTTCTTTTGATTGTATAGATTTTATATTTGCATAATTTATTTTATCATTATCTGATCTAGATTTCCATCCTTTAGCCACTGATGAATGTCTAACTATTTTTTCTTCGCTAGTTAATTTATTATATGCGCTAATGACCCCAATAGATATATTATTGCGTATTTTTATTTTTACGTCTATTGGCATAGACTTATTATAATCAACTAAATTTTTTGCTATTTTATCTTTCGTAAGTTCTGATGGATTAATTAATCCATCTCCACCATTAGTCATATTAACTAATTGTCCTAACCCCAAATCCTTTCTGCCGTACAATTTAATAAATTCTTTTTCTTTTTCACATGCTTGCTCCCAAGTAAGATCTTCTAATAGTATTTCAACATCATAATTACTTTTTTTTACGACATGATGCCAATGTTTATTCCTTGCTTTTTTTGTGTATGCTCTAGAATATGCTCCAGAATCATCATTGCCTATTCCAATATAGAAAGGCTCATTTTTATCTAGTCTAATATGTCTATAAACGTATGCCAAGATAAAGTTTCTTAATAAATATATACTACGGGTGAACTATCTTTGACTTAGTACCTGATTTAGTTATGTCTATTATGCTATCCACAACGTCTCTCATTGATTCTATGTGAGATATTATCATAGAAAATTTAAACTGAGTTTTTAAGTAGTCGAATAGCATAACCATGGAATTTAAGTTTTGCCTGTCTAGCGCCCCAAACCCTTCGTCTATGGCTATAAAATTAGGTCTTGGTAGTGCAGATACGTTAATTAATGCGACTCTTATTGCTAACGAAGCTATGAATTTTTCCATACCAGAAGTGAGTTCTAAGGGCCAATAATTTTCCTCTCCATAAGCTATGTAAGCATTAACGTTTTTATCATCGCAATGCATAACTACGTTAAAATCTACTAATTGTGATAATATGTTATTAACTTCCTCTTCTATTTCTGGTATGGTGTTTGTTATTAATCTGTGTGGTATACCGTCTCTGTGAGTAGCTTTAAGATACGATTGATATAATCTAATGGTATCTTGTAAAGATCCTATTCTTTGTATGCTATCTTTACACTTTTGTACGGTATTCTCTGTTAGCTTTAAGTTTACTGTTTGATCAGTTAATTCTTTTTCTAAAGCTAGTATTTCTTTTTCTATTGACTTTAATAATTTGTTATTTTGTTCTATCTCTAACTTTGTTTTTTCGTTTTTTTCTCTATTAGACGACTCAATTTTACAAGTTTCTATTTCCTGATCTAAGGTTTTAATTAGAGATTTTTTATCTTCTATGTCGCGAGTTAACTTTTCGCAGTCTAAAGAATACTCTTTTAGCAAGATCTTGCTCTTTTCAATATTCTTGTGAGATTGTTCTAATTCTTGATACTTAATCCTTAAAGCGTAAAGCGATTTTAACTCTTGATCTAACTTATTTTTTTTGTCTTTAATTATTTCTAGCGCTTTTTTATCTTCGCTAAGAATTTTTTTAGTGTTAATAGCATCTTTTACAAAAATATTGTTCATACAATACTTACAATTCTCGTCATACTCTAGTTCCTTAAGTTTATCTAATTTCTCGTTGTGAGAATCTAACCTTAAGGTAATCTCTTTTAATTCCAATTCGCAGTTGTGAACTTCCTTTTGCTTTTGTTCGTACCTATTTTTTATATCTTTTAATTCACTTATATCTAACTTACTTATGATTTCAGTAAAATCTTTTATTTGTAAATTTATTTTATCTATTTCAGTTAATTTGTCTTCTAATTTTTTGTTTATAGACAAAATTTCTTTTTGAGTTTCTGTTTTTTGTTTTTCTATCGTTGTAATATTTCTTTTTACCGTTATATGAATGATAGAAGAACTTAAATCCATTAACTTTTTACTAATATTTGATCTTTCCTTATCTTTGTCTTTCTTTTTTTCTTTTATTTCAGATATTTTTTGCTTGTGAGCGCTTATTTCTAACTCAGAGTGGGCCAACTCAGCGTAGTAGTCGTTTTTTTGAAATTCTTTTAACACTGCAAGTGTGTCTCGAGTCTCTTCGTTAGCTACGTTGTACAAATTTTCAAAGATATTGATGTCTAAAAATTGAGCTAATAGGTCTTTTCTATCGCCCTGTTTCATATCTATGAATCCAGAATTTCCTGATTGAGCGCTCAACGCTGTCAATAGAAAGTCCTCGTAATTTCCTATTACTTGTCTTATGTTTTCGTTTGTGTCGCTTCTATCTTTACCGTTTAGAGATACTTTATTGCCACCGTCTTCGTAAAAGAAATCAACTTCTACTCTAATGTTTCCAGATTTTTGTCTAAGACCTCTACGTTCTATGGTATATAACTTTTCATTAAGTTCAAATTTTAACTTACATTTAAAATTATTTGATTGATTGTTCATAACTAAACCTGATTTTGTGGTTTTTGAACATTTATCAAACAAGCAGTAAGTTATTGAATCTAGTAAAGTAGATTTACCGCTGGCGTTGGGAGCAAATAATCCATATATTCCTGTCATTGACTCAAAATCTATGACATTGTTTTTACCGTAAGAAAACATGTCACTAAATTCGAATCTTTTTATACTCCAGGTGGTATTTCTAGGTATGTCGGGTCTACTTATCTTTTTGTTAAATTCTTCGTTTATCAAACAAACTTTATCTATCTCTTTTTTTGTTAACTCACCTTGATCTTTTAAAAATTGCCTTAATAAATCGTTTTGGTGATGAGTTAGTCTCAAATCTAGATACTGCCTTCGTTGTATGTTTGAAGATCCAGAAGAAAAGTCGTTAACCTTTTGCATTGATACCTCTATGACTTTTCTATTCTGTTTTATTTCACTAATAATCTCTTTTAACCTAACTTGAGACGTATCTTTGTGCTTTATTCTTAAGTATATATTATGCGGATATTCTTCAGGTATGTCCTGATAAACTCCGGCTACGACCTCCACTGTATAGAACGCTGTGTCGTTGTGTATATCGACGAATTCTCCAGTCTTAGCCTGTAAGTCCCAAATCATTATTCCGTGACGCAAGTCCTCGCCTTGATTTTGTTGAATTAACGATCCGGGGTAAGCTATTGTTTTATTTTCATTTAAAAACTGTCTTTTGTGTATATCTCCCAAAAGGACTAAATCAAATCCATCGAAATCGGAAACTTGTATTCCCCCCTCTTTAAGCATGTAATTTCCTTCAAGCAACGCTCCGTATATTGGACCGTGATATAAAGCAATTTTATAATCTCCATCGATGTCTTGAGCTTTTGTATATTGTTCTAACTTATCAAACACAGACCAATGAGCAAACTTTATACCTCCTAACTCTATAACTTGTGATTTTTTTAAGTATATTAAGTTTGTGTGATTTAGCGCGTTAACTATAGGAGTCAAACTATCTAACCTATGATCGTTATTTAAGTTTGCGTCGTGATTTCCTGGAATTACTATGGTTGGGGCAATATTGGCTAGCGAAGAAAAGAACAGTTGCACTTCTTGAATTAACTCTGGAGTGATATCTGTCTTAGCATGCACTATATCTCCAGTCAAGCATATCATTGAATTTTTATTAGCCTTTACTTCCTTTTTTAAAAGCTTATAAAGTCTGTTAAAAACTTTAGAATATTCTTCGTGACGCTTAAAGTTTCTTATGTGTACGTCAGATATGTGATATATCTTGTCTAATTTAATGTCTTTTAATTCCATTTATACTCCATCTTTTTTGCCACAAGGTCAGAAAACGTAAAAGGCTTTGCTGTTTGAAATAATTTAGTCATATTTGCAAATCCTAAATTAGACGGGTCTTTACCTTGAAGTTCTATTAAGTATATCTCTTTACCGTAACTTAATAATTTTTCTGCATAATGTATAGATTGTTTTATGGCATCGTTATCTAACGCCAAATATATAGTTTTTACTTCTGATTGTACTAATTTTTTCATTAGCGCCGTTGAAATAGTTTTCCCGAACAGCGGCACAGCGTTTCTCTTTATTGCTATAGCATCAAACGCTCCTTCGCACAGTATTACAGGAACTTTCCAATTTATTAAGTATTCCATACCTATTATTTCATCCTTTTTCACAGAAGGCGAATCGTATTTTAAGTATGCGTCACTTTCGTAAGATCTAGCAATGAAATAATCCAAATTACCCATTTCTCCGTAAGACGGTATTATAATTCTTGATCTATACCTACCAGTTTTACAATATCCGATATTATACTTTTTTATGTCCTCTGTAGAAATACCACGCTGCTTAAGGTAAGCTATAGCCCGTCTGTAATCTAACGAATTGTCGTTATGCAACATTGAAATATATTCTTTGGGTAAAGTTACAAATTCATTTTTGGTTGTATCTACATTCAAATTTACATTGTGAGAAGAGAAGTAAGAAGCCATCTCGTGCAATCTTTGACGATCGACATTTAACTTCTTAAATAAAGATACTGGAGTTTTACCTTTAGTTGGCGGAGAACAAGTCCAACAGTTGTATTGACCAGAATTAACGTTTACTACGAGTTTAGGTTTCTTATGTGCACACACAGGACAATGAAATACGTAATTACTGGTATTTCTATCACGCTTACCTCTTCCAAGTACTGACTCTAAGAGCCCCAAAACTAATAAATCTTTATCCATCAATATAAATTAAACACTAATTTATCGATTTTTAAAAATTAAATTTTGTGTATAATTAATAATCACTTAAAAGATTTATTTCTTTTTGATTGGAATTGTGATTATTTTTTCCTGAGTTACTCAGGGGGGAAACAGCTGACAGCATAGCTATATATATTATAATAAGTATTAAATGAATATAGATAATATAGATATAGACAATATAACAGAAGATGATATTAATTTAATATATGCTTTTTTGGACGATAATTTTTTAGATTTTAACGAATTAGAAAAACATATTTGGATAGAATTCATAACTTCTATAGATAAAGACTTTAGGGCTGAATTGATAAAAGAAAAATTAATATGAGTAAATCTGTTACGTTGTACACTTTATCTGGATGTAAAGTGTGTAAATACGTTAAAGAAAAATTAATAACTATAGTTAACTTTCAAGAAATACAGTGTGAAAGCTACACAAATACTTGTGATTACATAGAAGATAAATTTGGATGCGAGTTATATCCTGTAGTTGAAATATACGAACACGGAATTATAGCTAACTTAGACATTGTGTATGCAGTTGATAGGTACGACCAGCTTGGATCTAGGTATATGGTGTGGTCAGGACCTTACGAATTAAATAATGGCATGCCGTGCGAAACAACAAATGTAACTATTCATTCTGTGTACACCAAAGAGTTAATTGTCCAAACTACATTAAAATTATTAAATTCATAATAACAAAAGTTATAAACAATGAAAAAATTATCAGAAGATCAAATTTTAAAAAATTTAGAAGAGTTTTATGGATACATTAATTCGTACATCCAATCTCCCAGAAAAGAACAATTATTAAATTTATATAAGGGTAGAGAGCTTGTATTAACAACTGCTCCCGCTTCTTCAAAACTAAGTCATCACAATTGTTTTCCTGGAGGTTACTTAGAACATGTCAATAGAGTTGTAAAGGCCTCTTTGGTATTAGACAAAGTTTGGGATAAATTTGATCAAGTGAAAGATTATAAGCTAGAAGAATTAGTTTTTTGTGCCATCAATCATGATCTTGGAAAATTAGGCACAGACGAAGAACCGTTCTACTTGCAAAACGATTCTCAGTGGCATGTAGAAAAACAAGGCGCGTATTATAAGTATAATACTAATATGATTCACATGAGAATAGCCGATAGATCTTTATTCTGTCTTCAAGAATTTGGTATAGCTATTAATGAAAGGGAATTTCTTGCCATAAAATTGCATGATGGATTATATGAAGAATCAAATAAACAATATTACATGCCTTATGGTAACGAATTTCAAATAAAAACAAATATGGTGTACATATTACACCAAGCGGATCTCATGGCATCAAGAATAGAATCACAAATAAATACAAAATAATATGTACGAAGGAATAATCATTACTATATGCATGTGGATATTAGCAGGTATAGCGTATGCAATTATCAATCTTTACAAGAAAAACGTAAAGCTAGAAAACATGCTAAACGAGCAATCTAAATTCACTAACGATGTAATATTTTTACTCGATGATTTTAACGCGTTAGTCAATAAAATCGATATGACTATTTGGGTGCAATCCGATCCGGAGCTTAGATCACTGTTTGATAACATTAAAGAATTACAAAAAACAGTGCAATCGTTCACTGGACGAAGATAAAATACCACCATGGAAGAAGAAGTATTATTAACTAAGAAAGGTAAACCTAGAAAGCGTAAGCCTAAGACAAAAAATAACTATTTTACTCAAGAGACTGAGGAAGCTATTTTACGCTATAGAGACGCTACTAGCGAATACGAAAGAAATAAGATATACAATGCTCATATTCATCACGCTTTATATAAATTAGCGGAAAATATAATACACACATTTAAGTTCTATTATACAGAAGTAGACAATATAGAAGATTTAAAATATGAGCTAATATCATTCATGTTACAAAAAGCTCATTTTTACGATCAATCTAAAGGAAAAGCGTATTCTTATTTTGGTACAATAATTAAGCGATATCTTATAATATATAACCAAAAAAACTATAAAAAACTAGTAGCTAAAGTAGAACTTAACGAAGTAGATAACTCTGAAAAAACTCACGAAAAGATAGTAGACAATCAGTTTGATTCCCACTTAGATAGATCTAAATTACTCGATGATTTTATACAAATAATGGAAAAAAAGATACCAACTATGTTCGATATAGAAGACGAACTAAAAGTTGCGTATTCTTTATTGGAAATATTCAAGCGAAGAGAGTCAATAAACGTATTTAATAAAAAAGCCATATTCATATACATAAAAGAAATGAACGATGTGCAATCTAATACGATAACAAAAGTGATAAATAAGCTAAAAAAACTATATAAGTCTACGCTTAATTACTATATAGAAAATGTAGATTGAGCGTATTTATATATAAAATTAATATGGAAATACAAGATAAAGAGCTTTTTCCTGGGAAGAAGGTGTCTGACATGATGAAGGAAGCCTACAATCAACACAAAAAACAAAGTGAAGTAATATCTTCAGAAATACAAAGGTTATTGGGTTACATAGAGGGGACAGGAGACGCTATAGTTATAATTCCCATAGTTAAAGACTTGTTAAATTCTAGTCTAAAGAACGATGAAGTACTCGTTAAATTAACTCAAATAATTAGTAAAGCTCAAGAGCCAAAAGAGAAAGATCAAGGGGAAGATAGTTTAATATCAGAAAGCGAAATACAACAACTACTTAGAGAAGTAAATACAAGTCCCGCTCTACCAACAAGTCAAGACACTAAATAATATATGCTATTCTCAAAATCGATAGATTCTACAATAGGAAATTCTGCTGGTAATCATTTCGTTATTGGTAGAGTAAAAAATATTGTTCTTGGAGAGTATTTTGATGATAGTAAAACCAAAAATCCCGAATTTAGCAATTATTCAGACATAGGTAAAATAAATTTTGAAATATTATATTCTACTAGCGATATGCCATCATCGGCTGCGGTATCTAAGCCGGCTTATCCCATATACGGACTAGTAAAGCAATATCCACTAATAGGAGAAATAGTTTTAATAGTTTCTGGACCTAGTAGAAATCTAAACGAAAGCTATTCCCAGCAAGATTTATATTATTATCCTCCGTTTAACGTTTGGAGAGATGTACATCATAACGTATTTCCAAATTTGTCAGTTTATTCGGATTTTGAAAGAAAAAATAACGGTAATAATTCTTATCCAAACAAACAAACTGGAAGCGCACAGGATTTTCCAATGGGATACACATTTACAGAGTTAGATAATATAAAAAGTCTAAGGCCTTTTGAAGGTGATTCTATAATAGAAGGGAGATTTGGCCAATCAATAAGATTCGGTTCTACTGTAAGTAGAATGAAGTCAGAGAATCCTTGGTCTTCTTACGGAGAAAATGGTAATCCAATAACTATAATAGCAAATAAAAAAGGTAAATCAAAGAATCCTGATAAATTTTCTACTACTGTAGAAGACATTAATTCTGATCATAGTTCTATATACCTAACAAACGGACAAGTTATTATCATGTCTGAGTTAAATAATTATCCATTCGAATCATACGGAGGTATTGCTACTCAATCAGAAGAAGTTATATACATTGATAAAGTTCCTGTAATTACTGCAAATTCTGACGCTAGCACACAAGACAAAATTTCTTTAAATGTATAAACCACAATTTCCATATAAAAGCGATCAAATCATACTACATTCTGATAGGGTGATGTTGTTTGCTAAAAATGATTCTGTTTTTATTTTAGGTAAACAATCTGTTGGAATTTCAACTCAAAATACATTTAATGTAGATGCAAAAGTTAGTACTATAATAAACTCTCAAAAAATACAATTGGGTTTTAATTCAGATCAGCAAGTTATGCTTGGGACAAATTATGTAAGATATTTACGAGAGTTTTTATCTGAACTCGATTTAGGAGTAGCAACACCACTAAAAACAGCAAACGCAAGTAATATACACACGACTATGTTAAACATATCAATAGCAGGTATGAATTTAGAAAAAGCTATAAAAAAGTTTAAAGAGTCGTTAAATAATACGCTATCTAATACGACATACACAAAATAATGGCTAATTTAGAGATTGCTATAAAAAATATACAAAAAAAAGTGATCGATTATAGATCAAAGTCAGTAGAAATATTTGAAGGTAAAAACTCTTTGACAGGATCATCGGTTAACATAAATAATATAAAACAAACTATATCAGATAAAGGCGTAATAAAAATATTAGAAGTAGTAGCTTCTACAGATGTATGTTCAATATTAAATTTCGTAAGTCAACAGACAACTAATTATAGAGGATTCGATCCAGATAAACAACCTCCGCCCTCTGGAAGCTCATCTTTACAAAAGAATAAATATATAATACAAAAAACTGCGTATAAAATACAAAAAAGCATAGATAATTACTATGCTCAAAATGGTGAAGCTGTAACTGTTGGATCAAACGCCGCATTCGTTCAACTTGTAGAACAATTATATTCTGACTTATTAGATCTTAAAAATACATCTAATACTAATGATGGAGAATTAGGTAAAATATATGTAATAATTAATCTATATAATAATTTTGTATCAGAAATGGTAGAATTAATACAATCATTGCCGATACAAAATAATTCATTAGGCGTAAATATAACTTCAAATTCAGAAATACTTAAGTTAAAAAATCAAATAGATAATTTAAGATCTATTTGCGTGTCTATACAAACAATACCAGACAGTCCGCAAGATTTAGCCGTATATGCATTCTCAGCTGCTTCTCCACTATTAATGGAACAAATAAAATCGCTTAATAAAATAGCAGATCCAAAAAAATTAATACCTTTACTTACAGCAATAACTAACACTTGTAAAACTTTATATCAAATATTGGGAATAATAGAAAATTCTATAAGATTTTCTCAATTTATAGTAACTATATCTGTAACTTTTATAAAAATATTTTCTGTAATATCAAAATTTTTAGAGGCGCTTTCTATTCCAGCTATGTTTTCTACTTCTGGACTACAAACAAAATTAAGTTCATTCAATGAAAAATTAAAAAAATATATAGATAAATTTAAAGGCAATATAGACCAGATATCAATAGTATTAAATAATATGGCAAGCTTAGTAGAGTACTTATTGATAAATTTACAATTAGTATTAGAACGATTAGATACAATTAGAGTAAATTTTAGTTCATGTGATAACATAAATGACGAAACTTTAAATAACCTAGATTCTACTATAGCTAACTTAAAATCGGCTAATGCTAATTTAAACAAGTTTTTATCTAATTTTAAAGATAAAACTAATGCGATAAATAATTCTTTTGGAGAATATACGTTATCTATAATAGAAGAAAAACCTGTTGACGATACCGTAAGATTCGTAAGACGATACGGCATAGCTCTTGATCGTAATGGATCAGTGGTAGTTAATACAAATCCCACATTTGCTACGTTAGATAGTGTAATTTACGACGAAGTAAAATTAAAATTAATATCTATAGGAGCCATTAAACCCCAATCTATAGACGGACAAACACAAGTATCCATTGACCGTGCATCAGTATTTTTAGAAGATTCTTCGTTGCTTCAACAAATACCTTCTGATAACTTTGATTCTGCTATAGATCCACCTGGTAACGAAGATGAGTCTGACGGGATTGGATTAAATGCCTTTATTAACAAATTAAGCGGAGGAAAAAGATTAAGAAAGCGAGTACAAGACGCAATGGTCGCCTCTAGAAGACAATTAAACTCAGATTTATCACTAAATAGTAGATAAAAAATAACACATAAATATTTATTGGATATGGAAAAAAAGTCAAAAATAGATCCACTAAGAAGAATTATTAGAGAAGAAGTAATAAATGCGCTAAGAAAAGAGCTCCCAATTCTTCTTGCTGAGCAATTTGAAAGACAGAGAGTCATTAATGAGTCTACTGAATTAAAACCTAAAAAGAATATTAAAGAGTCTCTGAGTAAACAATTAGCTTCCTCGTTTTCTCCCCCATTGACTTTAAATAACTCTGTTCCCAAGCCAGTCGTACCTAATATTGGATTAAATAAAAACAATCCATTGCAAAATTTACTTCAAGAAACTGCCATGTCAATGACAGATCAAGACGATTTTGCGTTCTCTACAGATGACGTGGGCGCTAATCCAATAAATCTTATGCAACCAACAAACGTAAAAGTTGGAGACATTAGAGACACTCTCTCGACAGCAATTCCAAGTTCTGATATATCTATGGTGCAAATAAATACCGTACCAGATTACAACGATCTTATGAATAAGATGTTACAAAACAGAACTATGTAAAATGGCGTATAACGTTAGAAAAATATCTCAACTTGATTTAAAACCTTCTACTTCCATAGGAGTAGCTCTTCCATTTAATTACTCTTCTGTGTTTAAACCAGTATACACAACAAAGGAGCAATTAAAATACAACATAATAAATTTCATGTTAACCAATAAAAGGGAACGCATATTTGCGCCTAATTTTGGAGCTGGATTAAGGTCGTTAGTATTCAGTCAAATAACGCAAGGGAATTTGGAAGAAATAAAAGAAAGTATCACTAGTAAGTTAGAATCTTATTTTCCTTCCATAGATATAATTGAATTCAAATTAAATGGTAATACAGAATTTAATCAGATAAGTATATATTTTACTTATAGTATAAAAAATACAGGTCAAGACGATTCAATATCCGTAATACTGCAAAGCACACAATAGCGATGGCAAATAAACAAGAAATAAAGTACATTAATAAGGACTTTAATTCGTTAAAAAACGACCTTATAACTTACGCTAAATCTTATTATCCTACTGTATATAATGATTTTAGTCAAGCTTCTCCAGGAAGCATGTTCATAGAAATGGCTGCGTACATCGGAGATGTATTGTCTTTTTATTTGGATAATCAAATTCAAGAAACTTTTTTACAATACGCAAAACAACCTAATAACTTATACACTTTAGCCTATATGATGGGTTATCGTCCCAAAGTTATATCTGCGGCCACTGTGAATTTAGATATATATCAACAAGTGCCTTTTAAAGTTAGCGGATCTCAAAGAATTCCAGATTTTGACTACGCGTTGACTATAGCAGAAGGCATGCAAGTACAATCTAGTGCTAATAGTTCGATATATTTTTACACTACAGATAAAGTTAATTTTTCTGTATCTTCTTCAACTGATCCGACAGAAATTTCTGTGTATACTGTGGATGCAAACAATAATCCAACTAACTTTTTATTAAAGAAATCTGCAAACGCGATATCGGGACAACTCAAACAACACACACTTTCTTTTGGTTCGGCTCAAAGATTTCCAAGCGTTGTAATTAACGATGCTAACATCGTAAGCATAATTAGCGCTGTGGACTCTAATGGAAACAATTGGTACGAAGTTCCTTACCTTGCACAAGATTATATACTTCAACCCGTAGCAAATACCAGTTCTACAGCATATCAAGTTCCATATTTTATACAAAAAACTTATACACAAAGACGTTACGTAACAAGATTCAAATCTGATGATACTTTAGAGATAGAATTTGGTCCTGGAATGAATACAGTTGCTGACACCGCGTTGTTACCAAATCCAAATACAGTTAGTGTTGGATTGACAAACGGTGGATTAAGTCAATTAAATACAGCGTTTGATCCTACGAATTTTGTAACTACACAAACTTATGGATTAGCTCCAACTAATGTAAATATTACATTTAATTACTTAGTCGGCGGAGGAGCTCAGTCTAATGTATTAGCCAATCAATTAACTATACCAAAATCATTTACTTTTACTGGTATCAATACGAGTAGAAGTAATACTGTGGCAATAAATAATCCTGAACCGGCTTCTGGCGGAGGAGATGGAGACACTATAGATGAACTAAGACAGAACTCAATGGCAGAGTTTCAAACTCAATATAGAGCAGTTACTCCGCAAGATTATATGGCTAGATCTTTAAGCATGCCCGGAATATACGGAAAGATATCTAAAGCTTTCGTAACTAAAAATGATGTTACTTTTGGAAATTATCTCAATAGTAATAAAACGCAAATAGACAATTTTGAAATAACTATATACATATTGGGGTTAGACGCTAATGGCAATCTAAGTTCACCAACTCCGGCCTTGTTAAAAAATTTACAGTCATACTTATTAGATTATAGAATGATGACAGATTCTATTTCTTTAAAACCTGCTTACATAATTAATATAGGAATTAATTTCGATATAGTTATTAGACCAAATTACATAGGACAAGACGTTATATCGAGATGCATATCTGAGTTACAATCGTACTTTGACAAAGACAATTGGCAAATAAATCAACCAATAATATTGTCTAATGTTTATTCACTATTAGATTCTATAGAAGGCGTACAAACTGTAAAGAATATAGAAATAGTAAATAAAAGTGGAACACAAAATGGGTACTCTCAATACAACTACGACATCGCATCAGCGACGGTTAACAACGTAGTGTATCCATCTTTGGATCCCAGCATATTTTCAGTCCAATTTCCAAATTCAGACATACAAGGTAGAGTAGTCACTATATCATAAAAATAATAACAATGGCCGTATATAAAATATTCCCTATAGCAGATGCAACTTTATATTCAGCTTATCCTAGTACAAATACGGGATTAGACGAGATATTAGAAGTTGCTTGTTATAATTCTCAAAATCCTGCAAATTTAACACTTAGCAATTTAGCGGCTACTGATGATATACGTAGAGCCATAATAAAATTCGATAGTAGTGAAATAAGCAATACAATTGCGTTAGCTACTAGTAGCTTTAGCGCTTATTTAAAACTTTATCTTGCATCTGCAAATAATTTAAGCACAGACTACTCTTTAGAAGTTAGACAGCTTTCACAAGATTGGTCTATGGGTACTGGAAAATTAAATGATCTTCCAACTACACAAAATGGAGTTTCTTGGTACTCTACTTCTTCTTATTCTGGAAGCGTGAATTGGAACTCTTCAGCTTACTACAAAACAGTTGGAGGTGGATCTTGGACTGCTACATCTTCTTCCCAATCTTACAACTATAAAAGCGATAAAGATCCTATTATCGATGTATCAACCATAGTTAGACAGTGGAATTCAGGGTCAGCGGCGAACAATGGGTTTTTGGTAAAATTACCAATATTAGTAGAAAGTTCTTCGCTATCTTATACAGGATTAAGTTTCTTTAGCATAGATACTCATACAATTTATCCTCCCACTTTAGAATTTAGATGGGACGATTCTGCCTATTCGACTGGATCTTTATCCCTAATAAACAATAATAGTGTAGTTGTAACTTTGGGTAATAATATGGGAAATTTTAAAGCAGGGACAAATAAATACATGGTTAGAGTCAATGTTAGAGATATGTATCCAGCTAGAAACTTTACCAGTAACACAACCTCTTCTTTATACACAAATGTAAAAGCTTTGCCAAGCTCTAGTTATTGGTCAATAGTAGATTATAAAACTAATGATATCGTAATTGATTACGATGTAAATTACACAAAAGTTAGTTGCGACGGAAATGGAAATTTCTTTTATTTATACATGTCAGGATTAGAACCAGAAAGATACTACAAAACGTTAATAAAAACAGTTTTAAGTACAGGAGAAACTGTGGAATTCGATAACGATATGATATTTAAAGTCGAATATTAATTATGCAAAATATTAAATTAATAAAGGAGGTAAAAGGTATCGCGACTTACAATAAAGTCATAGATACTAGTTTTTCAGAGCTTATAACTGCTCAATCTAACACTACGTCTAGCTCAATATCTGTTGCCGAATTTTTTAATTATTACGAAAATTTATTTTTTGATATACCTATATCTGGTTCTGTAGGATCTCATCAATATATCGTACAAAGGAGTAGTGAATATTTAGGAGGTCCAACAATCGACGAAGAAAAACAAGCTCTTATAGAAGAAATAAATTCTTTAAGACAACAGCTAATAGAATTAAGTCAAAACTACCTAACAATCAGTTCTATATCATAATATGGAAATAGTTAACATATCGTATAACGGACCAGGAATTTCTCAGCAATCATACGATTCCAAGGACATGAATCTTATAACTAAGAATTTCATAAATACCCAATTTGGAGCGTCTGAGGATTACATTGAAATGTTCGTATATGATCTTACAAGTAACTTAATAAATTCAAAGTATAATTTAACCAAATATTATCCAAATAGTGGAGTAAATACTCAAACTCAAACTTATTCTTCGTTAACATTAGATGTTAAATCTGACTTAAACGATTTGGGGATAAATAGAGGTATAGTTAACGTACAATACAATTTCTTAAAAAACCTATTCAATTCGTTCTTTGGTAACTATTATTGGATAGAAGAAATATCAAATTCCAGAACTGAGATAAAATTATCTTCCCAGACCATATCTGATTCAGCGATACTCGGAGGATTCAACAACTATAGAAGTTTAGCCTCTTCAAAAAATTACTATAGTGATTTTTATTTAAACTTTGGAAATAATGAGCTAATAATAGCAGTAAACGCTGCGTACGTAGAGGACTCTACAGGAGCTCATTTATTAATAAAGCTATATGAACCACTTCCAAGTAATTACAACGTAAAGGATACGCTCTGGATTGTTGAGGTGATAGCTGAATCTATTAGTTATAACGTAGACATTCAAGTAGAATCAACAACTCCGGTCAACGAATTTCAATTAAGGGGTCCGAACTTATATATTCCCATAGAACAATCTATAGGGCAAACTACACAATATTACAATTACGATTCACTAATAACGAGTCAAGTAAGTTCTTCGTACAGACAATTAAAAAGTTACTATCAAGATAAAGCCATATCAATAAACGTAGATTATTCAAACTTTAGTAATTTTGTTAAGTTTTCAAATATTACCGAAAGAATAAATAATTTCGTATATAAATTATCATTAATTGAAAATTATCAATCTCAATCGCTAGCCCAACAAGGAATAGTTAGTAGTAGTTTAGTGACTACTTCTTCTGTGTCTTTGATTCAAGATAACATAACCAATATAATTGAGAATTTTGACAATTACGAATATTTTTTATACTACTCTAGCGCTTCTTATGCTTGGCCTAAATTAAATAATACAAAGCCATATACGCTTCAATCGATCACTTCTTCTCAAGCGATTAATTGGTTAGGAACAGCGCAGACTTTACCAGCTGCTACAACTCAAAGCATGTTGTATTCTGCGTCCTTGTATGATCAATCAAATCAGAACGCGCTAAGATATACAGTACCACAATACATACTTGACGACGAAAACAACGATCCTTACATTCTATTTTTAGACATGGTGGGTCAACACTTTGATAATATTTGGGTGTATTACAAAGACGTAACAAATAGATATAAAGCAAATAATAATCCCTATTCAGGAATATCAATAGATCAAGTAGCTGATGCTCTTAGAGGTCTTGGAATTAAACTTTATACCAACACTAGCATATCCGACAATTTATATTATACTTTATTTGGTACTAATCCTGATGGAACTCTATTGCCTCCCACTGGGTCGGAGCTTATTAATACTTATATAACTTCTAGCATACAATCCATATCCGCTAATGATCTACAAAAAGAATTTTATAAGCGTATATATCACAATTTACCTTATTTATTAAAATCAAAAGGTACACAAAGAGCAATAAAAGCTATAGTATGTAGCTACGGTATACCTGATAGTATATTGACTGTAAATGAATTTGGCGGATACAATTCAAGTACTGTATCTGGATTGCTAGAAATCAACAACGATAAAGTAATAATTGCTACTGGAAGTAATTACTTATTAGAAACTCAACTATCTAAGGACTTTACTATAGAGAGGTACTCCGATTTATATAGGCCAAATTCGCCAATAATAGAAGTTGGATTTTCTCCAACAAATACCGTAAATAACGAAATAACTGCGAGTTTGGGGTATTTTAACATCGATCAATTAGTTGGAAAACCTAATGATCAGTATTCGAGAACGTATCCAGACCTAAATTCATTAAGAGATAATTATTTCTCAGCATATACTAGATCGAAAAGCGTATGGGAATATATACGTCTAATAAAGTATTATAACAACTCTCTATTTAAAATGATTAAAGACTTCGTTCCGGCTAGGTCCGAAGTTTCGACTGGAATTATTATTAAGAGTCACGTACTAGAGAGAAATAAATATGAAAGACACGAACCTAGTTTAATCACTGCTTCTTTTACTTCAAGCGGAGTTGATATGCTAGATATTGTTGGCTCAGACGCAATGCAGAGTCAATTCAGTTCAAGCTATACAAATACAGTTATAACTCCTTATGGATTTGTTAACGTTCCAAACGACGATGGATTAGAAAAATATACTGGTACGTATAGTGGATCTCAAATAAGTGGCCACTCTTCTGAATTTTTACAATATGATCGATCTTTCGGACAAACATACACTTCTTCCGTATCAGTCATGGTTCCATTGGATTATCTATTAAACAACGTGTCATCTTCGGTAAGATCTACTAAGTACTTGGATTTGGATTTTACGAGTAACCAATTGGTACCTGTAAACTACAACGCGATAACAAAATCTATACTTGACGGGCCTAACGCACAGTACGAATCTTACACTCCATTCGCTGAATTACAAGATTATAACTATCATAAGATTAGTTCTATAAACGCAAGATATGCTGGTTCAAAACTACAAGCTAAAGTATATAATGCGTTCACAAATAAAAACAATAATTACGAAGGTGATCTATCTTTTGGTAGCTATCCAGCAATAGAGAGAACTACAAATAAACTTGGATTTTTTACGCAAGTACAAACAAGTTCTTTTTTTCCTGGAAAAGTGAACGTAACATTAGCGTATTTAGCTGACATATCAGGCGGATTATTCGAACTTAATCAAAACAATAATAATTGGGAAGACGTACAAAATATATTCGTAGCCGGTGGTAATTCTACTATAAAACAATTCGATAATAGAAAATATAGAAATCAGTCTAGCACTGATGGCATAAAATTAATACACAATAGTGGCTATAACTACTCTCCGCAATTGTATTTTACAACGAGTTCAGACGCTAGATTATATTTTGAATATCTAGGAGGAGATGATAATCAATTTAGAGGATATACTATAGGATCTCCAAATTCTTTTATTAGCGGTCCAACTGGAGCTCCAACTTACGCAGTAACAATAAGCGACCCTTCTATAAGAGCTGGCGCGATATACAATTACTTAGATGGAGAATCTCCTGCTAGTAACGATTTTGCTATAGGTAAAACATCCGAGAGCGTATATCCAAATTATACTGCATCCATCGCCGGCCAAAGGACTTTTGCGATTAACTTAAAATTTAATATTGAGTTTCCAAATCCTCAAACTTTTGGAAATCAAACAGTGCAATACTCTTGGGGAGCTTACAAAAATAATAGTGAACTCATTGGTAATTTACAAACAGCAATATTCCAATCACAATATTCAACTGGAGCTACCAATGGTACTATAGTAGCTACTACTCCTAGTGGTACAATAACTTTGTTGTCTGGTAGATTATCTGGTCCATTCACGGTGACTGGACCTTTTAATATAACAAAAGACGGAGTTACGTATAATTCTATTAATGGTACTATAACTTGGGCAATATACACTTATAAAATTGGAAACGGAATTCCAATTACAGGTCCTCTATCTCAAGGAGCAACTGGAGATGTGTATAGTTATATATCATCAACTACTATACTTAACACATCTCCAATAGGAGCTTCTACCGGAGCTTCGATCAACATTTCAAATGGACAAATATCAATAAATTACACTACTCCTGGAGTTAATTTGATACCCAATGATAAGATAATATTTAGGCTTACGCAAGATTTTTGTACAACTTCTGCTTTGACGTCTT